CATCCAAGAACTATCCCATTTGCAGGTCTCTCTCTCTCTCTCTCTCTCTCTCTCTCTCTCTCTCTCTCTCTCTCTCTCTCTCTCTCTCTCTCTCTCTCAATAAAAAAAAAAAAAAAAAAAAAAATATATATAAGAGAGTAAGGAAAATTGAAAGAAAATCGTGTTTTTCGTCTTTTTAAACTCCACTATGCTTGATTTTTTTTTCGTTTAAAAAAGTAAGAATAATAAATAAATTTTTTAATTTGTTATTTAAAAGTTTCTTAATAATAAATAAGAAAATGTCTACATTTCAAATTATTAAAAAAATAGGAAGACCTCAAAAAAGTGATCTTGAAAAGAAAGAAACCCTAAACAAAAGTCGTATTAAACAATTACAAACTAATAAAGATTTATCTGCAAAATATAAGGAAATGGGTTTGAATTTGAAGAAGGGTCGGTATAGTAAAGAGCATAATTTAACAGAAAGAAAAAACTTTTATGAGAAGTATGGTATTATGCCATAAAAAATATTTTATTTTTAAATAACTATTTAAGAATACAAAAATGGAATAATAAATAATATGGAATTTGTAGAAGTAGATGTTTGCATCTACTGCGAGAAAGAGATTGATGATGAAGATCCTAAATACTGCTGTATGTGGATTGAATGGTTTGATTATTTGAATAATGAAGATTGGTCTTGCTTAGCTTTTAAAAAGAAAGTAGCTAACTCTTATAAAGCAACTAATTCAAAAAATACCATAAAAAAAAAAGATGCAGGATACGACAAAGATGATAATTACGGCTTTGAATTTCCAGAAGATTCTATAGAATTAGTGTAATCATGCACCTACATAAAAGTGAAGGGGTCTACCTTTACAACTATCCAAACATATATAATCAAGCTTAAATTACAGTCTTACTATTATCTCATACCCGCGTAATATTCTTTCAAATCTGCTTGACTCCACGATTTATAAAATGCTGGATCTCTTCCATTCCTTTGGATAATTTTTGCTATTAGTTCTTTTTTAGTATATAGTTGTTTTGGTTGCAGATTTGACGGAATTGGCATACCAAATCTTCTATATGTTTTTGTGTCGCCCTTTGTAGTTCTCAATCCCAATTGTTCGCAAACTTTAACAAGATCTGATTTTTTAGCAGGTATAGGTGGACAGTGTTTTTTTTTATAATCGGCAATCTCTGCTCTCATATCAGCTACACTCATTTGTTTTGTCATTTTTATATTATGTCAATATAAAAATTTTAAAGTAAATTTATTTTCAAAATGATTATACAATTTTGAATACTAATTTCTGTATACCCTTCGTCATCACATTCGCAAACATAATCTTTGTAAATTTCTTGTATATTATTATACATCTTCTTTCCAATCTCATTAGTACTACAACCGTGAGCATTAAAATACCCATTTATTTCAATCATTTTTTTGACCAAATCAATTTCCGATTCGGAAAGTTGTAATATTATTTTTTTAGGTCTTGCAAGTATTTGATAATCCAAAGGAGATGTTCGGCTAACTTCAGTCTCGATGTATGTAATATCGTAAAAACTTGTTACATTTTTATAAATTTCTAACAATTTGTTAGATAGTTGTAGATATGAATTTTCGATCATTGATTCTTTTGTCTCGTCTAAAATTGACTGCAGTTCTTGGATTGCTTGCATATTTAATTTTATTTAAATTAAAGTTTTAAATAAAAATATTTTGTTAATATAAATGTCTTTGAACAAATTAACTGATCTAAATATAGGGCATGATTTAAATTTACAGATTGGATGTCAAGCACTTCTATCCGATGGAATAATCTGTGATACCCTAAGTGTCGGAGCTCTTGCTTTTCCAACAACACAATTACCGCCAACTTCTGCAGTTTTAACAGTAAATAATAGCACACTTGGATATACAGTATCTCCATATGCTATGTTAAATTTTGCCGTTCCTTATAATTTAAGTCCGAATATTTTAACAGAAGTTGCTGGAGGTAATACATCCCAAGTTATAGGTTCATCGAGTCTTATAACATATGGGAATGATACTATGTATGATTTTAAAGTTACTGGTGCATTGCAAGGTACTCAACCGGTTGTTAATTATTATTTGGTTTTGGGAGGTGTTATACTTAATCAAATTTCTATTTCAAAAACTATAGTAGCGTTAACTGAAGATTATGTAGAAATTTCTGGTTCAATGCATATTATGGCTGGATTTCCATTTCCAACTAATTTAAGTACGTGTATGAAAGTTTCTTATAGTCAAAATTATTTAAGTTCAAGAGGAATTGTTACTCCAGACGCTCCATTAATTGTTTCATCTGTAAAACAAATGGGAGGTGTTAATCTTCCCGCAAATCCTAAATTATCTATTCAGATGATGTCTCCGTCTGGGACAGTTATTTTTTCTAATTATTTATCATCTTTTAATTGCTCTTATGCGCCTATGTTAATTTTACCTTCGTAATTAAAATCTTAAAATTGTATTTGAGACGAAAGACTGAGCGTCAAAGAATTTTTTTGTGAATCGTTCTAATTCTAAAACATCATATTCTTTACAGGAGAATATATCTATGTAAGCAGAATTATCTTGTTCTGTAAAATGACCGGTAATATTAGAAGTTTCAATCAATTGAACCATACTATAGCCTTCTTTATTATCAGTTCCAAATTTATGAATATGACATGGACCAAATCGTTTCATATCAATTATATCGCATAACTGTAGAACATAATCTTTAATATCAGCTTTGTCTTTTATTTTGTAGTTGCACTTCTTGAGATCTAATGAAGTAGAATATCCCCAAGGAATTTTGCGAAGTGTTCTAATCATTTTATTTTAATTAAATATATTATTTTAAATAATATAATATATTTTTAGATTAAAGTTATTGTTGTCTGTATATGCGTAAAAGAAGCAGGAGCTACAGAACTCAATGCGATAGTTAAATTATAAGGCGCTAAAGCAGGGAAATTAATAGTAGAATATGAAATATTTTGATTATCAGCTGGCAAAGAAACTGTAGAATAAAAATAGGCTTGTGTAGAATTTATAAAATTATAAATTGATGTAACGACTATATCAGTAGAAGTTGTCCAAGCGCCAGAAGATATTATAATTTCATTTAACTGTGTAGCGCCACCATATAAATAAACACTTACATTGTTACTTAAAAAAGTAGAGTTAATTATTCCACGAGTTACTATTTGTAGTTGGTCACCAGCTTTATAGCCAGTTGAAACTAAAGTTCCCATAGCAGGAGTTGCTTCATATACAACGGTTGTAATTGTGGCGATTGATGCAGTCGTTGGATTTCCAAGAGTGCTATACACCAGAGGTGTCGCACGGGTAGTTTCACCACCAATTTTAAGAACGGAACAATTAAGTTCATCACACGTAATATCATTACATCCTATATTCATCCACGGCTTAATTGATAAATCTGTAAACTTGTTAAGACTCATTTATATATAAAAAATATTATTAAAAAATTTTTAATAAAATTTTTTAATATTTTTAAAGATAATCGCAGGTGATAGAAGCAATTTTGCGAGTAATAGCAAACGAATTTGGCTCTGTTGTTTCTGCTAAAACTTTTACTGCTGCTAATCCTCCACTTTGTAAATTAACAGTTATTAAACTATAACTTTCTTCTTCAACTCTGGCGCTTAAGTTTGTTTTATAAACTTGAGTAGTTAGCACTTTAATAATACCTGATGCAGTTCCAGCGCCAGAAACTACAGCAATTTTCATTTTAAATTGAATTAAACTGTTAATATCAAACGATGTAATAGGAGATACAGAAGTAGCCAAAACTCCTCCAATATATCCTCTAATATGTAAAGGATAATTAAATACAAATGTTGCATTATAAGTTAACATATCAACTTCTACGGTATATTGACTTGAATTATTTAATTCTAAATTTGTATTATTATTAAGCGGAGTAGTTGATTCAGGAAGAACAGTATAGGTACCAGCTCCAGTAAAATTAATTAAATTATCTTGAGTATTAGAAAACTGATAAGTAGCCGAATTTTGACCGTTTTGAATTAAACTATTGCATTTAATTTGATCAGCACCTATATCTAATTTTAGATCGTAGCCTTTACTGATATCAGTAAATTTATTTAGGGACATGATTGATTTTTATTTATATAAATATATTATTAAAATTTTTTAAAATATTTTAAAACTATTATTAAAATTTTTTAAAAACTTTTAAAACTTTAAAATTATAAAATTAAATATTAAAAAATTAAAATATTAAAAATCTAAAATAAAAGATATTGAAAAATGCTTTTGCTTTTCAATATCTTATTATTAAAAGAAAAAAAAGGAAATTTTAGAATGATTTTGGTATTCAATATTTAAATCCCCCTTACCAAAGGCAAAAATATTAATATTTGTTAAAGGTCATAGTAACATATCAAGGTTTTCTGAGTAAAATGCTTTTATTTTAGATATGAAAATGAAAAGGAATATTGATATATGTTGTTTTACTGATAGAAATGTTAAATATTAGAATGATTATAACTTTTAACATCTTATTTATTTAATATTTCTATACCATGCTGTTTAATCGTGTCGTAGGATTTACAAACTGTTGTATAGTACGAGTTCTTTTTTTTCAAATGCAAGTCTTGTTCAGGATATTTTACATCAAACACGGAATAATAAGGAATATATAATTCTTGTTCTTCTTCTTTTTTTCCAGTAAAAATAAGTAGTAGTGTTAGCCATATATTATAGTTCATTTATAATATATAATTATATTATAAAATTATTCTTCTATTTTTAAATTTTCAACAAGAGTCGTTAACAGAGGTCTTTTAGGTATATTAATACCGATAGATGACAAGCTAATTAATATATCTAACATTCTTGGGTCATGTGAAGATGGGTCAAAATCTTCTAAAAAGTTTTTAACAAGCTCATCTTTATCTTCTTTAAATTCTTCCGAATTCATGATTCTAAAGTAATCGTTTGTATTCATTTTAGGGAACTGTTTTTTAAAATTATCAATGAATTCGTAAAACTCTTTAAAAGTTGTTTTATCGTCTTCTTCAGTACCTTCGGAGTTATCTTCTTTTACATCATCTTCAATCAATGCATTTACATAATGATTTAAATGCTCGTTTTGTTTTTGACTCATTTCTTTATTATTATATAACATTTTAAATTATTTTAATTTAAAATATTAGAATGAAAAATTTTTAATCAATCTTTCTATACTGTTGATTCATACTACTTGAGTGTTGGTATTTAGTAGCCGTAGCTTCTTCTTTTTTATTTTTTTCTTCTATCGTTGGTTCATTTTTAAGATCATCTGTAATCTGTATATGTCGGAGCATACTTGTGCTTATTTTTTTACCATCACCATACTCTTTAAAAATACTATTAAAAATTTTTGTTATATTATTAGCATTGATAGCTTCTGTTCCATTATTTAAAGTAAAAAAATAACCTGATGTATTTATCTTAAAAAATTTTGTGAGTAATTTTGATATTGGATCTGAAATTTGTATTTCTTTTTTCCCAATCTTTTTCACATTCTTAAACGAATTTAACATAAATTTATACTTATTTCCAGTTCTTATTAAATAATTATTTTTATCTTGTTCTTCTTCATCTAAATTATCATAATCTTTTTGAGTTACTACTTCACAATCTGCCACATTATTCCGCATAGGATGCGCAACATACAATCTTAAAAGAACATATTTTTGAACTAAACTGTATTCTGTCTTAGATAGTTTATCTTTAGTAAAAAGATTTTGTGTCGTTATATCTGATAACATTTTATTTAAAATACTCTTGATTTGATCAAAATCTAACCAATTATCTTTCTGTGTGTCTGTCTTTTCTTGGCTATTAAGTTCTTTATTAACACTAACCATTAAAGTTTTTAAAATTGCTTGATATCGTTCTATTAATTTGGTATTGGGTTTTTCTTCTGCATCTAAACCTACAAGAATGCTTGTTAATCTATTTTTTTTCGTATTTTTGTTTTCAATCTCGTCTAAGCATTTCTGAATCTTTGTAAAATCATGGAGGAACTTGGTTTCAAGCTGTTTATTTTTATGGTCATCAAAGCATTTATTATGCAACATTCGTAAACTTATAATATAAGAATCTATAGAACTATCTGATAATTCTGGTCTACTTTTTTTAATTGCCTTTCTTAAACTTTCTGAAGGTTGTTTAATTTTTTTTGACATATTTATTATTAGTAAATATAAAAAAATATTGTTGTGAAAATTTTTATTTTTTATTTAACGACGAGACATTCTACTTAATCTTCCGCCACTGGTTCTACTACCTGCGGATAAATTAGAGACCTCACCTGCAACACTGCCGACTCCTCTAACTAACTGACTGTATTCAGGGGCCACTTTATCTACAAATGGCTGAGCGAACTGAGCGGCTTTCTGTATACCTCCACTCACTTTATGAATAAAGTTTTTAAAGCGACCCATAAATTTACCACCTCCTCGTCGCCCTCCGCCGTGAATTGAAGAATAGACCTCGTGACTCATTTCTTCCGAAGATTGATGAGCAGCCAACACCATAGACTCGCTGTAGTTTCCAATAGAACTACGGCAACCATTTTCAAAGACTGAAGTAGTACCTGGCATATCAAACACAACAAAATATTCAAAATCGCCCGTTGTAGAAAGATTAGTAGCCGTTGCCTGCACTTGGATCGTGTATTGGCCTGCCACGCCAGCGCATTCGTTAGCCTGAAGTCCTATATCCTCACCGAATTCCACCGCAAAAACAGATCCTCTGTATTTAGAATACTGAGGCCAAGAAAGATTAGAACCACAACGATGAGTGATAGAATATAATTCTTGGTCACTTGCAGTAGCAAGTAGACCACTCTGATTGTTCCATAGAACATTAATATTAGAAAGTTTAGCATACGAATCAGAAACAAGATAGTTAGAAGCACTTCTTGCATGACGAACGAATAGATACATAGCACTCGGAATCATACTTAGTTTGATACTATCAGAAATACAAACTTGAGAAGAACCAGCAACAAATCCAGTAACAGGTTTAATATACTGCTGAAGCTTTGAGTAACTTACCGTTTGCACAGTGGGTAACGGCATAGTAATCTGAGGAGAGATATAGTTAAGAAGGATTTCAGGGGCTTGAGTAAATGAAACAGTTACTGTTGTAATTGCGTTACCAAGAACGGAGTGACAAAGAACACGATTAGTATTCTGAACAAAACGGAAAGACAGATTAAGCTGATTAATATTCACAAAAGCTTCTTCATCAGACTGTCCAGACAAAAAAGGAGATAAGAATAACGGCTCCACGACTTCACATGTAAACGACTTTTTATCGCCAGCAAGAACAATAGGGAAACCTCCGCGAGTCATTTCAGAACTATTTTCACCGTAATCAGCTAACGGATTGCGCCCACTGCCGTATGTGGCCCAGTCTTGATAGGCCTGATATTGATCAGGCATTCCTGGCGAAGTAGAAATTGCACCATTACGATCTTCAACAGTATTATTAAAACACATGATAGCATTCATAAAATCAGACGTATTCTGAGAAAGTGTTTCACCGTTTAACTGCACAGTTAAGACATCAGTAATTGACTGAATAGGAAACTGACGAAGGGCATCGTTAGTACCCACCTGCATAGGTTGGTCAGTTTCAACTTTCAAGTAACATTTAATACGGATATCACGGTCTACTAAAGTTTGAGTAGAGGGCGGGTTGATACTAAAACTTGCTTGAACAATTGGAGCGCCAACTGAGCCCCACGAGTTAGAACTAAACACTTGCTGTGTAACTCTTGAGCCGCCTTGCTTTATCAGATGGGTCTTAAATTGATCGCTTGTAATATTTGACCGAGGAAATTGTATCTTGGTTAAATTAGACATTTATTATATAGTAAATATTATAATTTTTTTTTTAATTTTTACGAAAAATTAAAGAAATTTTATTTTTTTATTTATTTCAAACTTTTTCCTAAATTATCTATATTCATCAATACTTCTTCTTCTTTTTTAATAAATGCCATCTTAATATAAAATGTTTCGCCATATGGTATAATAATAATATCAGTTTGATTATCTTCTGAAAACCATCTTACTGTTACATCAATATTGCTCATTGGATAATTACTTTCTAAATCACATAGTCTAATTGGCCCTTTATTAATAAAATCATAAAATAGCGGACGATTTACGTTTGGAATATGAACATAATCGCCTAATACAATAATTTGAATATTACTCTGTGACCCTATCGCTTCTGGAGAAACAGGAATAGTGTTAGTTTCAAATAAAATTCTTCTTAAAGAGTTCCAGTTATCAATTTCTATATTCTGCTGAGTTAATTTATAGTAGGTTTTTGTATTTCTTATATAATCTGGCATATGGTTAAAATAATTAAATCTAATTAAATTATCATTAACAAAAAAAACTGCTATAGATCGTAAGTATGCATATAGAGGCTCATTTGAATACAAAAAACTATTATTCAAAAAGTACCAGTCTTCTACGTTGATTGTTATTAAATTATTTTCAAGAGTTATAAATAACTGTTCTGTCGCCAGAAAATTAATAGGTTTTGCTAATTGCATGGCATCATAAAGTCTCTTTAACGACTCGTTCATAGATTGAATCATGCTTTGATAGGAATATACAGCATTTTGAACAGGAGAAGTATTAGCCGTCTCGGGAACCCATATTAATGTATCTTCAAGAATTAAACCATCAAACTCCAGAGAAAATTTATATAGACCAGTCTTGAAGGAAAATAAGGGAATTGAAAATAGAGGAATTCTAAAGTCTACTACTCCTAAATAATAATTAGACGGATTTTCAAGTATTATATCAGTTCTATTCACATTAAAAATAGCTTTCGTATCTTCTCCCAATTTCCCTGAAATTTCTAAATTATAATATAAGTTGTCAGGAGTTAATTTTTGAACTAACATTCTTTTATAATATACAAGATATATTATAAATCTTTAATATATATTTTTAATAGCCACCGAGGCGTAAATTAATTTTCTTTTGAAATAAGAACTTAGCAGTAACACTATCGTTTAGGTTAATAAATATAGGAAAAAATTCTCCTCTTGCGTCAGCCCATACGAATTCAACGGCAAATTGTGTCAAAGGATAATCTGACAATAAGTCGCTAAATCGTGGACTAGATTGTAGAAAATAAGTAATTAATCCTTTATCAGGAGGTCCTGAGATGTTAACATCAAATAATATTCTTTTGGTAACATCGTCTTGTGTCGGCTGTAGCTCCTGCCTTGTTGGTATAGAAGGAGACAAAATTAAAATTCTTGTTAATTCTGGCCACAATTCAAGAGATGACTGACTTTGTCTCATGAACAAGTATGGTTTACTATTATAAATAGTAGAATTATTAAAAACATTTTGGACTATAATTTTAGTCCAATTTGGATCTATATAAAAATCCTGAAGATTACAAAATAAAACAAATAACTCAGAACTAAAAATAATGTCAATTTTATTAGGTAAACTATTATTATAGCCAGCAGTCTCTGTATTTAAGTCAAAAAGTTGCGATTCGGCATTATAAGTTACGAATGGAGCATCAAACGGTATCACTGCAGGAACTAACGCATTTAATTGAGTTTTTGCAGTAGTAAAGGCTATATTAAGACTATTAACGATCTCTTGATAATCGTAAACAGGTAACTTAGGTGCATAAGCATTTGAAGTTCCGTTTACAATGTATACAAGAGGAACAATTACTTCTGTTACGCCATATTTTAATTTAATTGAGAAAGTAAAATTATTAAAGAATAAGATAGGAATATTAATTGAAGGAAGTTGAAATCTGACACAGGCCATCTGATAATCGGAAGGTTTATTAAGAATAGGAATTACGCGGTTTTCTGAAAATTTTGCCTCTTTTCCAGCAGGTTCATTAAGATTTACTATATTGACATTATAATAGATATAATCACCGTCGTCGTTCATATTATTTCCTTTACCTTGAGAAATCTGTAAAGCACTTAAATTTAATGCATTAGTAGCATCTGTTTTATTTAGATTATACATTTATTATATTAAATATAATAAATTTTCTTTTTAATTAAGAAAATAATATAGTTAAAGCAGTTACCATATAATCAGGAGAATTTTTACCATTTTTAAACATATCTACAAATTTCTTCATCGGTATATCACGAAATCTAACACGTAATCCAGCCCATCTACCACAATCGTTTATTTGCTTATTATCTTTTTGTAATTGAACAGTATTTACTTCAACTTTATATTTACTTTTATTTAATAAATTTGTAAGATGTGGAATTGGAACTCCTCCATGTCTCTGTTTATTATAATCGGAGAATTCTAATTCATGATCTAATGCAATTCCAAGTGAATCAAAAATTTCAATAGTATTATTCTTCTGTTTAATAACACTAAACCAATGGCCTGTAATTTTAGTTTTCTGATATAGAATAATAACTGCTCCAAATGGTTCTAAAACTTCGTCAATTGTATTAAAATTTTCAAGATCTGAATAAGAAAGAACTTTAACCTTGTTATCAGTTAAATTAAGAAGATCAGAATCAGAAAGACTATAATTCTCACTGTTTTTAATAACATCATCTATATTATCGTGAAACATTTATATATAGTAAAGTTATTTATTTTTTGTAGGTTTTACTTGCTCCTACCATACACTGCTTTAAAGTTAATTTTGGATGTGCCTTTCTATAGGCTTGAAGATGTAAGAACCAAGGTTTTAATCTTATAGGAACTGGCATTTTTTATATTAACTAAATATAAAAATAATTTTAAATTTTATAAATAATCATCTTTGATTTTATAACACTGTTTTGCAGATATAACATATGGACAAAATGATTTATTAATCGTAACCCATCTTGAATTCTTGCTTAAACTTAAAAATTTCTTAATTTGAGTTGAATCAAACCCCATATGTTTTTTTAAATATTCCCGAATATGAAATGTCGTACCTGCATGAGACGGGAAAACTGTTATTGATGTTGCTTCATTAAGTAATGTACGTGTTTTAGCATAATTTGAAAGTTGATGACTTGTTGAAATAATAGTTAGATCAAAGTGTCTTCCTGTTTCTAATAAATTTTCTCTTAGCATATAAATAGCATGTCTACATTTATTATTTTTTATCTTATCGCAGTCATCGAAGATGATGATTGACCCTTCTTCAAATTCAGAAGGATCATAAGGTTCTTCATAACAGATAGGGTCATCTACATCTACGCGATAAATTCTATCAGTAAATCTATCATCTAATACTTTGTCAAATGTAACAGAACTAAATATATAAATTGTTGTATCATTTCTTTTAGGTTCTTTTAGAAATTGAGTTATAAAATCTGCTACATAAGTTGATTTACCTGAACCTGACGGCCCAGCAATATATAATCTTTCGTTTTGATTTTTTCTAAACTGTGGAGTAGGAACAAAATACTCTTTATTTTTTAACACAATTTCTTCTTCACCTATTGCATCATTATTTGTATCCAAAAATAAAGATTTTTTTATTTTTTTATCTAACCCTGCTTTAATGTTTGCAATCTTAAAGATTTTATCATTATTTTCATAAGATGTTCTTTCTTTGACTTTTAACATTTTATATTATATAAATATTTTATATCTTTTGTTAATATAAAAATGGAACAAGAAGATAACAAAATTGAATCTAATCCATCCGTTTTACCTACTTTAGGTATGTTAGTTACTCCTGAATATTCCAATAGAGGAGGAGTTGTACCTGTAAATCAATTAAGAAATGAAAATATTTTAGTAGAAGGAGTAAATCAGATTGTATACCCTCTTGGTTTTACTAAGCCGTATTTTAAGAGTGAACTTGAGCAAGAAATAGATGAAAGAAATAGAAAAGCAGAAAGTGACTATAAAGAAGAAATAAGAGCTGGCCTTGGGCCACTTAATGCATATAATCAAAATAATTCTTATCCTACAAATTTTAATTGGTCATCTGAAGAAAACAAAAATCTTAATCTATCGACAAACAATATTCCTTATATTTTCTCAGGAAGTTGGAGTGGTCAGAATATTAGTAGATCAGACTATACTGTAAATCAAGGCAATCAACTTGTTATGATGGAACAATTAGCTCGCGGTGATAGATTATGGTAAATAATTTTATATAATATTGTTATAATATAAAATCATGTCATTGAACAAATTTAAAAATGTAAATACTGGTTACGATTTATTTTTAGAGATTGGAGGCGACAACTTAAAAATAAGACATCTTGATGTTACTGATCCAATAAATGTGTTACAGGTTAATAATTTAACGGTTAACGATAGTCTAAATATTATATGCGACGATCTAAGTTCTTATAATCTCACAACAGCAAATAACGGAAATTTAGGAGATATACTTAGTACAGATGGAAATGGGAATACTTTCTGGAGTGCTGTTCCAACTCCTCCTTTATCTGGTATAACATATTCAGGTGTTCTTCCCGCAGAAGTTGGACGAGTTCTTCAAGTTTCAAATCCAACGGCAACTACATGTGACAAAACAAGTATTTTAGAAACTTTAACTGAAATAAAAGTTGAAAAAGCAATTCAATTAACAGCAAATAAAATTACAAGTAGTTATGTTCCAGTAAACTCAGACGATTTAACTAATAAACTTTATGTAGATAATTTACCATTTCCTGGTATAATTTATAACGGTATTCTTCCATCCGAAGTTGGACGTATTTTACAAATTTCAAATACTGCAGGTAGTGCATGTGATAAAACAAGTATCTTAGAAAGTTTAACTGAAATAACAGTTGAAAAACCAATTCAACTAACAGCGAATAAAATTACAACTACATATATTCCAGTAAATCCAGCAGATTTAACTAATAAATTATATGTTGATAGTCTTCAAATACCAGTATCTGGTTCGGGTCAAGTTTTATATTTAAATTATTCAGAGTCTACAATACCTCCTTTTCTTCCTCTTACAAATCTTCAACTTACTTCAATTATCGGAGGATCTTTTACTACACCTTCAATAACATATGCACCAAGTCAAAATACTAACACATCGCTTCTAACACTTGTTCCTAATCTATCTTTAGCGCAATATATTTTAACTTTTACTATCGGAGCGGTAAGTACTAAATATCCAATCGCTCAATTCGCTATTCCAAAATCAGATATTTCAGGAATTGGAAATTATATTAACCCTGGAATTTGGGCTATGAATATTTACGCTAAAGCGGACTCAAATGCTGATAGAGATAAAATTAGATTAAAATATTATTTACTTGGTAGACAAACAGTCGGCGGATTATATGATAATTTAGTTACTCTCGGATCAGACAATTTATATATTTTAGATCAGTTAGCGGAGAGAATATACGAGTTAAATTTATACATCCAAAACCCTATTGATGTTACTATATATGATTTATTTCAAGTTGTTGTTATTGCAGAAAATATTAATGCGACTAACCACACAGCATTAGTTTATTTTCAATCGTCTAATACCTATTCTCATATTCATACTAATTTGTCTCAACAAAGTACTATATCAATTAATTCTGTCGGTACTGGAGAATCGCTTATTTCTTCTAATATTAACCCTGATTTTTATCTAAAGTCTTTGATTGGATCTGGCATAAGTTTAACAAATACAACTAACGAAATTACTTTGACAAATAGTTTACCATCTACTTTGATTAGTTTAACGAATTCAGGAAGTGGTAATTCTATATTGAATAGTACGACAAATCCAAATTTCACTACAAAAGGTATTATAGCAGGTAGTAATATAACTATAACAGACAGTGGGACAGATTTAACTATTAATTCAAGTGCCGGAGGAGGTACTTATACGTTTCAAAACGGAGGTACGGGAACAAGCTTGGTAGCCAGTACAAGTACTATAACTGATTTTAAACCGGTTTCTTTAACAGCAGGCAGTAATGTAACAATTGCGGGGAGTGGAACGAATAATTTAACTATTTCTTCGGCGGGAGCACTTGGAACGAATACAATAAATATTGCAGAAATTGCTACTTCAGCGTCCACGTATTATCCGGTTTTTAATAATAATATTACAGGAGTTACATCGGTTTTAAATACAGATTCTGGTGGTTTAAAATACGTTCCTACTTCGAATTTATTAACTACAGGGGCGATGAATAGCGGTATATATACAAGCACGATTGTTCCGCCTAATATTGGATTCGTTGGTCATTGTACATCTGCAAATAAAATTCAGACAACTGACGGAAGTGCATTTAGCAGTCAATATTATCTTACGTTTTGCCCTCTATCTACTTCAGCAACTTCGCAAGAAGTTATAACTGATTCAAGTTTAAGTTATATACCTAATCAAAATAAGTTAACTACAGCTTTATTCAATGGTTCAATATTCACAAGCACAACGGCTATTCCATCAATCGGTTTTGTAGGCGCAAGCACAAGCGCGTCTAAGATTCAAACTACGGACGGAAGCGCATTTACAAGTCCATATTTTTTAACTTTTGTTCCTCAATCAACCTCTCAGGATCAACAATCCGTTAGCACAGATATTTCATTGGCATATACCCCAAATTCTAATACACTCGGATTAGTCGCTACAACTAAATATACTGGAAATACATTCACGAGTAATAATGTTGGATTAACTGCTGGTTTTGTTGGAACGTGTTCGAACGCTTTAGAAGTGGCTCAAACGAATGTTGAAAGTTTTACAGCGACCTATTATCCAATGTTATCTTCAAGTTCTGCTTCGAGCACGACTTTAAATCCATCTGAAGTAGTTAGCGTAGATGGAGGATTGAGTTATAAACCCGATTCTAATACTTTAACAGCTTCAATTTTTTCTGGTAATTTGACGGGAAATTCATCTACGGCTACAAATATTAGTGCGGTAGCAACTAACCAAATATTATATCAATCTGCGACAAATACTACAGGAGTGTTAGCGCAAGGTACTTTAGGGCAATTTTTAAAGTCTAACGGAGCGTTGGCTCCGACTTGGGAAGCGAGTAGAAATTTCACTATGAGTTTTGGTGGTCGTATCACATTAGCAACTGGTACTGAATATTTGACACCAAATAAATGGGCTGATGTGGCAAGTGCAAGTATTATTGCGAGTAGTTACTTGACTCAGTGGCGAAGTCCTATTGCTTGTTCCATAACTGGTTGGAGTTCAACGGTGCAGAGTACAGGTGCAAGTCAGCTTTCAATATTATTAAATAGCGTTGCTGGTACTGCGATAACTGGTATCGGGACATCTACTTCTCAATCTGGAACTATTGTTGCAAGAGCAATATCAGCTAATGACCTCATAGAAATTAAGATATTAAATAGCATAGCTGGAGCGGTTTTGATTACGCTTTACTTTAGTTAAACAATAATTGATTTAAACGAATATAATATATAATAAAACAAAATGATACAATACAATAAATCAACCATATACAAACTATGCTGTAAAGATGCTAACATTACAGAAATTTATATTGGAAGCACAACTAATTTCAGACTGCGGAAAAGTCAGCATAAATGTTTTTGTAATAATGAGAAATGTAAACAGTATGATTATAAAGTTTATAAATTTATTAGACAGAATGGTGGCTTTAATAATTGGGAAATGATTGAGATTGAAAAAGTTAATGCTACTGATAAGAAAGATTTACATAAAAATGAGAGACGAGTTATAGAAGAATTAAGACCTGTTTTGAACTGTAGAATACCTTGTCAAACTCAGAAAGAGTATTATATTGAGAATATTGATAAAATTAAGGAACAAAAAAAAGAATATCGCACTAAAAATATTGATATTTTTAAAGAACGAGAAAAAGAATATCGTGCTAAAAATTCTGATAAAATTAAAGAACGAGAAAAAGAATATCGTGCTAAAAATTCTGATAAAATTAAAGAACGAGAAAAAGAATATCGTGCTAAAAATTCTGATAAAATTAAAGAACAAAATAAAGAAAAAATAGATTGTGAATGTGGTTTTAACATAACAAAACGTCATATAGTACGTCACAAAAAATCACAAAAGCACATAAAATATCTAAAATCATTAGAAACAAATCAACAAAATTTTAATTTAATTTTCGTAGAATGATTTAAAAATTTCGTAAAAACTTTATAAATTATTTTTAAAACGATTTAAAAATAATATATTTATATATAATAAAATGAATCAACAACTATTGCAAAATGCAATTACCGAATACAACGACGAATTAAATCGTTACAACGTAAAACAAACAAAAATTTCCGGAACACGGATACGAGGTCTTTTGATGCAAATTAATAAGCTCACTAAAGAAACGAGAAAGGAAATTTTAGAGGCTCAAAAATTAGTCCCTAAAAAACCAAGAACAAAGAAACACCCCGTAAATGAAGTTCAAGAAGTAGTTCAAGAAGTAGTTCAAGAAGAAGTTGTTGCTCCAATTGCAAAAGTTGCAAAAGCAAAAAAAGTTAAAAAAATCTAAATTCACAATAATATTTTATTTTTAAAATATTATCTATATATAAATAAAATGGAAAACGTTAATACGAAAGCCCAATGTTTAAAAAAATTAAAAGAATTAGGAATCTATGAAAAAGCCTTTTTCAGTATGAAAATGGTAGATCTGCATAAAATAATTCAAGAGAAACTTGATAAAGATGCTCCTCCTAAAAAAATAACGATCAATGAACCTATCTTTGAAGAAGAACCTTTACCTGAAGAAAAAGAAACCGAAGAAGATAAAAATTTAACTAAACATCAGAAAAATAAAATTAAAAAAGAGAAAGTTGTTAAAAAGCTATTAGCAAAACCTGTATTTGAATATAAAAAACAGATAGTTATTGAACCTGATAATTATACGGGTAAACCTTTATCTAAACATCAATTAAGAATACAACAAACTAAAAAATTAGAAGAAGAACAAGAACAAGAAATTTTAACACCTAAAGTTAAAGTTAACAAATTACAAAAAATAATTAAGCAAAAAATAGACTATAAAAAAGCTATTCAAAGTTTGATGAAAAAATTAAATGATGATATAATTGAACTATTAAAAGACTTTGATAATGAAAAAAATTTAAGCGTTTCTGATAAAGAAATGATTGATATTGAATATAAAAAGATTTTAGATGAAGCATATATTGAACTTGAAAAACAACTTGAAGAAGTAGATGATGATAATTATATAGCATTGATTCAAAGAAAAATAAAAATTATTGATGATAAAGTTAATGAATTTTTAGAAGATTAAAAATAAAATATATTTTTATATATTAAAATGGATCAGAGTATCACTATTGAACCTGTATGTGAAATAAAAACTTCTAAAGATGCTACTGAGTGGACTTCATGCTGTTTACGAGTAGATAAAAATGCAGTTAAATATGTGGTCCAAGTATCAATTTTATCAGGTTTAATTGTTTTTTCAGCGGTCATGTTAGTTGTAGAACCACAGTGTGAGAGTCAAAGAAATTATAGTTCATTGTTATTATTTTGCCTTGGAATTCTTTCACCTACACCAAAAATGAGTTAGTTAATAATTTTTATTATATTTAATATAATAAAAATGAGTCAAGTTAATTTTAAAATGCTTAAAATTCCCGAACTTAAAATTGAACTTAGGAAGTATGGTTTACAGGTTTCAGGAAATAAACAGGTTTTAATAGATAGATTAACTGAATTTCTAAATCCGCCTCAATTTCACAGAGAAGAAAGTAAATCTAATGCTCCCGATGCTATACGTGCAAATAGAGGTCAAAAACAAAGCCAGAAAACTATTGTAAATATATATACAGATGGAAAAGTCGTTGATTCAAATATAACTGATGGTACACAAAATATTTATATTGGAAAAAAATCTACGATTCCATTTCTTCCTGGCGGAAACAATCCAAGTATGAGCTCTCAATTCAAATTTCCGCCAGTTCAAACGGTCAAGCCAGTATTTTATAAACAACCTGAAAAAACGAAACAAGAAGTTATAAGCGGTATACCTTCTTCAGGAATGATAGGCGAAGAAGATGAAGTAGTTGCAGAAAAACCTAAACCAAAAAAATTAAATTTAAGCAAACAATTTTTAGAAAAATTAAATAAAGCTGTTAGCGGAAATCAACCTACTACTAATCAAACTCTATCTAAATCTATTCCTTTACCTCCGAATGTAATTTTACCAATTCCTAAGCCTCCTGCTCCTCCTTCTCAAAATTTAACTAAAAAACAAGAGCAAGTATTTAATGAAATTAAAAATTCTACACAAGTTCCACCTAACATAACAGAAACACAGTATGATTATATTATTAAAAAAGTGTTGCTTAAGAATTGGAAAGATAATTGGAGTGATGCAGATTCAAAAATTTTACTTTTAGAAGTTGATAATAGATTAAAAAAATTATAGATTTAAAACATTTATAATATAATTATATTATAAATTTTAATAATTAATAATTTCATCTAATTCAGAGTGTAGAATACCTAAAACATCTTTAATATCTTTAAAAGAAATTCTAATCATCTTATACCCATATTTTTTACAAAAGTTATCTTTAATCTTATCTGATTCTTGAGTTGATTTAAATTGCTCTTCTGCTTGTTCTATAGAAATTCCACCAAAATTTCGGAGTTTATAATGCTGTATACCATCTGCTTCAATTATTATTTTATGATCAAAAAATCTAAAATCAGGACGGAGAGATTTCCCGCAATAATCGGTTAATTTTGAATAAGATGAATTAAAAATATAATCTTCATCTTCAATAAATCCCAGTTGTTCTAAAGCTTCTGTTGTTCTTAATTCTAAACCCGATTTATTAGTATGATTTTCTCCTTTACAAGTTAGAATATGTCTTTGTAAACTACTAGTTGTACTACATTTATACTCACATTTATCACATTCAAAATCTTTAATTTTATCGTGAACCATTTTAATATGAGTTTGTAAATCACCATTTGTACTACATTTATACTCACATTTATCACATTCAAAATCTTTAATTTTATCGTGAACCGTTTTAATATGTCTTTGTAAAACACCATTTAAACTACATTTATACTCACATTTATCACATTCAAAATCTTTAATTTTATCGTGAACCGTTTTAATATGTGTTTGTAAATCACCGTTTGAACTACAAGTATACTCACATAATTCGCATTCAAAATCTTTAATTTTTTTGTGAATGCGTTTAATGTGTATTTGTAAATGACCATTTGTACAGCATTTATACTCACAATTTTCGCATTCAAAATCTTTAATTTTTTCGTGAACTTGTTTTATGTGTCTTTGTAAATCGCAATTTGATCTACATTTAAACTCGCATAAATTACATTTAAATCTCTCACAACAACTAATACATGTTTTATAAATTTTACCAGTAGTCTCTCTTACTTTAAAAAACTTTAATAATTTTTTACAACCACAGTTTGAGCACTTTTGAATTTCGGTCATTATCAGTTTTATTAAAGTAGTTATTTCTTTAGATAGCAATTCAAATTTTTCATTTCAATATTTAAATAAAAAACTTTATTTAAATCAAATATGAAGATTCTGATTTTTGACACTGAATCTACGGGATTATTGCCTAAATGCACATTATCAAAAGAAAATTTAAATCAATTCCCACGGATAGTTCAAATATCTTGGATTGTTTACGATTTAACTAAAAATATAACACATTCCGTGAGTAACCATATTTTGAAAACAAATATTAAAATAACTAATAGCCATATTCACGGTATTACTAATAATATATGTTTAGAAAAAGGAATTTGCCCAATAGATGCCTTGAATTTTTTTATAGATGATTGTAATATTTCAGATATCTTGGTAGCACACAATATTAATTTTGATCTAACTGTTGTAAAAGCAGAATTAACAAGATATGGTTTAAGTTCAAAAATTCCTTTTTTAGAAGAAATGAGCAAGCACTGCACTATGGAATCTTCTAAATTTTTAGTTAATGCAAAATTCCCAAATGGAGGTATCAAATGGCCCAAATTGCAAGATTTGTTTTTTAAACTATTTAATTATAATTTTGAATCGGCACACAACTCCCTTTACGATGTCGTTGCGACTCTAAAAAGTTATTTAAAATATGAACACAGTATAGATTTGAAACAAGATTTAATTTAAAAAAATACAAGACTATAACGTGTCCCAATAAAAGGTTTTGAAGAATGTATAATTTTTGAACCATTAAATAATAAACTTTGTATTTTAATATTTATTTCTACATCTTTCTTTAGATGTAAAATTGTTTCGCCTACTGTATAATCACCTAAACCTATTAGTAAAGTATTTGAACTATTTCCACCATCTAAATGCGGTTTGCAAATTGTATTTTTATTTATGTAAATACTATTGTATTTAAATTCTGGCATATGACTATTAATAAATTCTTGACAAATATTTACAAAGTGAGGATATCTTAAAGCACTTTTTGAATCTTTTGTAAATAATGTTTGACGTGCTCCTACTTGATCAGTTACTCCTGTTTTTACAGCATGATTTGCTCCGTGTTTTGGGTTTGTTTTAAATGTAGTTGGTAAATGCATTACTTCAAGTTCTTCTAAAATTAATTCTAATTTCAGTTTATCATTATCTGAAAAAGGAGTTAAGATATACATTTTATTATATTTAAATTTAATAATTTTTAAATTTTTTAAAACATCACACAGCATTTTTCTATGTTTTTTTTTAAATTTATTGGTATTTTTTGTCTTGATAGTATAATCGTTAATTCAATAATTACTGGAATAATATCTTTATATTCTTCGTAATTTGGCAGTTGTTTTTCTAATATACCTATTACATATGTTTTTTTTTCTTCTCCTTTTAATGTTAAAACTTGTTCCATACTCACCATAGCTTTTAAAACTAATTGCAATATATTAACAATATCTGTCATTTATATAAAACAAAGTTATTAAAAATTGTTTTAAATATTTAATTACAGTATATAAAAATATGACAAATTTTGATTACAATAGAATTTTAAATCGCTATCTGATTGACGACATTAAAGACCATTTTTATACTATTGTTAGGCCTTATTTACGATCACAAAATTTACGAGAAATTTCAAAAATTATTTGTCTTAAATATCATAATAAATGTGTTTTGGATGAATATGACCGTTTGCAAACGACAAAAATGTTTTTAAAGATTTTTAAAGAAGATGAAAATATAAGTTATATTATCTCTGATGTGTATATACCAATTAGAGATAAACTTTATATAAATATGAAGGTAATAGTTGATAAATATGAGACTGAATTAAAGGCTAAAAATATTTGTTAGAAACATTTTGAAGGTGGTATCCTTCAAAATATTTAAGTATTTAGATTTTTCTTAACTCTGGTAAATCTATATCTATATTTGAAATATAACCTAATTCATTATTTTTAAACGATTTATAATCGATTATAAATTGTATACCATTTTTTTGTTGTTTTGTGCCTGAAACATACTTTGAATAATCTTCTTTTAATTCATCTATCCGGTCTTGCTTACCATTATTTTTATATAAATCTTGATTACCTCCTTTTATATTACCGGTTGAAATTTTACCGCATAAAATATTTTCAAAACATAGGGTACCATATCCTTTGGTTAATAAATCTAATGTTAATCTCACATCTTCATTGTGTTTTTTTCTCCAACTATGTCCTAATATATCTTTTATTGTGTTACGATGCAATATACACGAATACTGTTTACTATTTTTAATTACTTGTTTTCTTACTCCATTTCTTGATAGATGGCTATATTGTATTGAAAATAACATAACTTTTGAATATCGCTTTGTCATCTGTTCTATTAATTTAAAAGCGTATTTTGTCTTTATTAATAATTCTGGATAACCGTTATGTTTTACATACATGTTCTTAATATTATCATCTAAACACCAAGAAAATTTAAAACCTTTATCATAAAAATAATCAAAGCCACATATACGAGGAATAACTGAATGATCATTACCTAAACTTTGCTGATACTCCATATATTCTTTTGACATTACTAATAATTTTTTATCTACATCTTTTATTTTTTTATTAGTCATACTTTTTTTATATTCTTCTTCTTCTGTATATCTAATAACTACTTTATAATTTTCTATACCTAATGATTCTAATGTTAATACAGTATGCAATGAATCATACCGTTTATATGAAGGTATATAAAATGGATATTCTAACTCACAAAAATTAGATGTAAAATTATACCCTCGTTCTTTTTCTGTATTTGTATTTGGTGATTCAGGGAACCAATAAGATTTTAAATTACCTGTTAAACCATGAAAGATTTTAAAATATTCTCTATCTTTTTCAGTTTGAAAATAGAAAGTTATATTTGGATATTTACTATAAATATCCTCTTTACATGCAAAATTTTGAATACCTACCATGTCAATATCTTCTTCTGTATATTGTTTACCATACGAAAATATCTGTTTCAAATCTAAAAAATATTCAATCAGAAAATCTATTTCATAACCTGTATTTATACGAAATATTAATGTTGGTTTTCGAATCTTTGGGAAACTATTTGTTGGATTTGCTTCTGAATCCATATATACTTTTCCTACATACCTTCGGGGGCTCTGCCCATACATTGTAACCATTTTATTATTATGGGCCATCTTTATATATAAAATTCATTTTTTTAAATAGCTATTTAAAAAAGAAAATTTATAATTAAAAGATGGAACAAACTTTACATACATTTAACAAATTATCAATTATTAACCTTAACGATTTTAACAGATCTAAATTTCAAATGCAGTTAATAAAAGCTTTTCGTGCCTGTAATGACCCTGAAAATTTAGCAATTATATATGAACGATATTTAGATTCTTCTACAGAAAATGATAGAGCTGATGTTAGATTTTTGGAATTTAGCACAAAATCACAAGATGTTATATCAGAAATGGGAGATATTTACAGAAGAAATAAATATACCTCCGGGGGCTCTGCCCATACAAACAAATTATAAACAATAATCACATTCACCGTCTAAAATACGCTCATCACATTTTTTACAATATTCATAACAATATTTTTCAACCATGTAAAAATATTTTATTTTTAAATTATATAGAAACATATCAAACATACTACTAATTAAAATTTTCTTTTTAAATTTTAATTATTATAATAAATATGAACTACTTTTTAAAGACTGATTATACTTTAAAAGGTTTTGAAAAATCAAAACGGAAATACAAAAAATATGATGCTATTCTTTTGAATAAAATTAATAAAAAAATATATTTAATTCCTTTCGGAGATTCAAGATATCAACAATATAAAGATGATAGTGGCTTACATTTGTATTCACATTTAGATCACGGTGATAAAAAAAGAAGAGATTCTTATAAAAATAGACATGCAAAAGATGTGAGAGATGGATATTATTCGGCTGGGTATTTTAGTATGAATTATCTGTGGTAAAAAGTTAGTAAGAAAAATTTATAAAATTGGTAAGTTTTATAAATATTTTGAAGGTGGAATCAAAGGTTGAAATTAGATGTTAGAGATTGGTTGAAGGGGTATACCTTCACTTTCTACAATTATTACATTTATTATCTTTTCTATTTTTATGAGGTAATTTACATTTTTCACAGGTTCGTGTGCACATAGGAATAAATTTTTTTATACAACAATTAAATCATCTTTCTTTTTGTTGCTGTATCCAGATATTTTATTACTTTTACATATAATCGTCTCTTTCTCTTATCATTTCTTCCAACTTATTTCTCATTTCTTCCAACTCTGTAGTCATTTTATACACATTAGTCTTTTTTACGTTTTGAGTAACTAATTGGTTAATTCTTTCCTTTACCTGCTCGTGTTTTTCCGCAGTATTCATACCAGACTTAATATTCTTTTCTCTAAGTCTTTGTACATAAGCAACAGCAACCTCGTAAACTACCGCGAAATAATGAGCTATTTGTTTTGCTCGTGACTTTCCATGAGCATTTATACATATTCTATTAAAAGTTGTACGAGTAATAAGATATGTTACTCCGTTATGACCACCTCTTTTCTCATCTTTATTTTTTGCTCCGGTGTTAACACCGGAGCAATATTTCCAGTCACTATTTTTAATATCTTCATAAGATAAATTATAATTTTTCAAACCTTTAATAAATGCATCAGACATTTATTAAAATAACTTAGTTTTTAAATAGGTAAATTAGAAATACGAAAATACGATTTTCTAAAAAGTTGAACGAAAAAAATCGTTCAAACTGTTTACAGTCTAAATAATACATCTTTGGACTTTTTTAAAATCCTAAAAATAAATTTGAAGGGATGACAAGCTTTAACGAAAAAAGGGTTGATTTCTTTATTTCTTTTAAAAA